GGCTGTAGTATCATCAGTAACAGTCTGCATAAACGTACTTATCCCTATTGCGGTTCGGGCGAGTGCGGCAGTTATCGACTGCCAAGTTGTACCATCGGCAACAAGGAAATTATTCGCAGTTTTTGGTTCGGAATCAATCTGGCCGATATGCGTACTGTAGGTATTGAAATCAGTTCCCGCTTCAAGATTCGCCAACACTTTGAACGTCGCCTCACTTGCCGTCGCCAATACAGATGTCCCAAACGCGCCCGCCGACAGGACGCCCACACTTCCCAATACTGTTGCCGTTATATCACCGTCGGCGTCGAAATACATATACTTGCTTGCCCTGTCAACCGCGTTAGGCAACGTAACGACAATCGTAGAACCATCGGTATCGGTCAATTTTAGGCAGCGCGCAACCGCGTCGCCCAAGTCGATGATGCACTTTGCGGTCTTGTCAAACTCCGCTTCGATGTTTTCGGCATTGAATGTTCCGCCCGCCGTCAGGTCGAGAGATTGCGTTTGCGGAGTCGAACGAATAACGTGAACCTGCTTCGCGGTAGTTACGGCAGCAACCATCGTAACCCACCCGCCCTCGGCGGCGGTGTTGATAGTTACCGCGTAATCGCTCGTCTCGTGCATCAATTCTTCAACGCCGGTGGCGATAACTCGCTGGATTACGGTAACGTCGGTCGTATCGGTTATCGGGAACGCAAACGGGACAATCTGGCCCATCGCGGCGGTTCCCACAACAGAAGTTCGTGCATCGGTGCTTGCAATTGTCATAATTTTTCCCTTGACAATCAGTTTTTATTCAGTTACTATTCTCACTCGAAGGAGATTCAAAATGAAAAAAATACGAATACCCAATTCGGCCTACAAGATAAAATTGTCCATAAAAGGCAACGCGGGCAAAAGTTCTACGGTACGGAAATATCTACGGGACTGCGAAAAAGTTCTAAACTCGACCAAAATTGTCTTCTGTGAAGACGGTATCATATTCGCACCCGACAATCCTGCATCCGCAACGTATCAAAAACTTTGGTCTGATACGGCGGAATTGCTATATCCGTCTAACGATTCACAACCTGCACTTTCGCCACGATCGCCCTGACCGTGCAGGGCAAGGGCTGAATGCCAGAAATCATAATCGGCGTTTCGGTATCGAATCCGCCTTCGGTCGTTACTGTTTTGTCACCGGTAAATAATGAGGGAGGCGATCCGTAAGGTTCCGTAGTCCGCCAGTCAATGTCGTATAGATGGTCGACGTCCTGTCCGTACTGTGCACCCGACGTTTCCAGGAACGATATAGTTAGTTCTGGTATCGCCTTCAAACTCCCCTTCGATGTCCCGCCAACTGAGTTTATATCAATTCGCATGGGCTTGACTGTGTACCGATAGGGCAACCCGATTGCCGCCTTCGATACTTCGCTGTCCAGTGTTATCGTGCCGTTGGCAACCACTTGGTCTGGGAACACCGCACCATCCCCAAGTATCGAAACCGTTTCGCCGTTTAGATGGTCAAGTCCCGTAAAGGCATCTTCGGGTACGCCGTCATAGGCCAGTCCGCAATCGACGAAGAAACTGTCCGCCTGCGTAGCGGGCGCGCGCGACGCCATACGTTCAATAAAGCGAACATTGACGCCGTTTATTGAACGTAGGACGCTCAAATACACTTCGTCCTCTGTCGCACCCGGAATGACGCAGACGCTCTCAACGGCCATTCTTTAGTTTCTCCAATTCTTCAAGACACTTCGGGCAACCCGCTTTACGTTTGATAAGTTCCTTTATTCGCACCTTGCGGCGGGCAATCCGCTCGTCTCGACGTTGTTCCGGTGTACTCACGATAACACCACCGTTGCCGTACCGCACGCCGCACCCTGTTGTTCCTGGTCGAACATCGGAACTTCTACAGTTCCAGTTGGATGCGCACCATTACAGACCAACGCCACCACGCCCACGCCATCGCAGAATCCGGGGAACAATAATTCGTTCACAAACGTAATAACCCACTGGCCATTCAGACACTCCAAAATCATAGCAGTTTGATTGCCGTAATTGGGATTGCGATATTCCCATCGGCATTCGGAAATATGGACGAGCGTAACAACGACGGAATAATCCTGGCATCCGCTCGCGCCTACACAGGCCGTATAGGTAATGGTTGCCGTTATGGACGATTCGCCATCATCGCAGTTGGTGGCACAATCGGAGCAATCAGTTATCGCAACAGGTGGAGAACAATCATCGCACGTATTGTAATACGCAGTAAGAGTCGCCGCGCCATCGGCAATTTCGTTATCCGTATTCGCCGAAACCGTATAACAAACGTCCGCGCTCTCGGCAATTTTGATTACCTTACCGATGTAGGCGGACAAGTTACTAACGGTATAATATATCGGATCGGCTTCATCACACGGAGTCAATTTGAACGTCGCTCTTGGCGCGCTTCCGTCCCCGCCAGAAGGATTGGACAGTTCTGATTCGCTCGTAAATGGGGAACTATCGGAAATCCCGCCGACATAATGCTCCGCCCAAGCAACAACGTTCTGGTCGCGCTCGTATGTCAGGGAAAGTAACGTACCGTCGGCAAGCGCACACCATAGAATCTGGTCGGGGTTGTGCTGCATCGCCACGGCAGCAATGCCGCTCTCGGTAATGTTCTCGGCCAGAACCGTCAAGTCGGGCGCGGTGTACTGGCCGTCCGGCGCGTTGTAGGCCATTTCCCTGATTTTTCGGCGCACATAATCGACAAACAACGTGGCAGACTGTGTACGAATTGCCTGCATATTTGCACTGCCATAGGTTTTCTGTTGTTTGGCAGTAAAGTTTGTGGGCGTAATCGGCTGACCCAGTTTATTCGACGCAACCGCCCACTCATCGCCAGAAGTACCAACTACAAGCGAGTCCAACATCTCCATCCATCGGACCCGATTGGTTGTCATAAGAACCAGTGAGAACGAACTTGAATCGAGTACGCCTTCTTCAAAGTTTTCGTAATCGCCGGTATGACTAAACCAAAGGGTTTGTGGATTATTGTCGGTCCCGCCGTACACTATCCGATCTTCGCAGAAAGCGATTGCCGCCGGATAACCGCGAACGTCCGACCACGCACCCTCGGCCCACCGAAAGGTTGCCGTAGAGGTTGACGTGGACGTACCGATAACGCCACCACCTGTATATGCAGAAAACAGTGTAGAATCAATGACGGTGGCGGCAGCAACTATATTCACATCGGCGGCGATACTACCGAAATTAGCGACCGTGATAACGCCGCCAACGCCCGATGAACTATCGGCGGTTAGAACAGTATCACCATTGCCGTTGAACGTTGCCGTATGAGCAATCAGGGTACTACGCGCTGCTTCTTTGTAAAGAGCGATATGCCAGAATCCGCCAGTGTCGTCTATAATCGACGGATAGACGATATTACTCGTCATAAATGACGGAGTAAGCCCCGTAATACCCGCACCGCTTCTGCCGTAGGCGTTTTTGGCAATTATGAGATTATCGTCGGCGGTAACTACCAGACTGTGAGTGGCGCGAACACTAAATTGATACGCACTATACACGGTAACGACATAGTATGTCCCATTGACTACCTGCGTCGTTCCGCCGCAGCCGGTAATCGTTATGGATTGCCCCGCCGTCAATCCGTGTTGCGTATTCGTTATGATGGTCATTGGGTTGCCAAGCGTAATACTGCGAATGGACTTGGCTACGCCCGAAAGCGCAGACAATACCGTAATGTTTGCAACGGTAGAAGATGCGACAGAATCTACGCGAACAACGCCGGTGTAGGTGGAAACGTCCACCGAAATCAGCGATGTAACTGTACCGCTGGTATAGGCCGTTACATTTGTCCTGTACTGGACATTACTCTCGTTTTCCACAACCGATAGAGTGATGTTCGTATCACTATCCCCGACCCATGTTCGATATGAATCCCATCCTGCTCCATCGACGTTTCGTTCCAATACTACCGTTGCCGCCCACGTTCCGTGAGTTGTGAACGTGAACGTACCCTTGACCTCGATAGAATCGCCCGCGCCTACCGCCGTACTCGTAAGTGTTGCGGACGATACTCGGCGCGTTTGAATCAGTTGCCAGATAGAACCGACATGACCCGGAAGGAAAGTCGCAGACGAAGCCGTCAGGGTTCCGGTAGCACCCTCGGCATCGGTACTACAAGTCATCGTTACGCCGTTGTAATTGACAATATCATTTCGGTCAAGAAACGGCCCGTCCTCGTATGGTATAATCGTAAGTGCGAAACTATCAGGAGACGTGCGCGTCAATTTCCGTTGTGCGTACTTTGAATGAACCAGCCACATCACGTCGCCAATCTGTTTGATTTGCAGACTTGGCAGGTCAGAGACCGCGTAAGGCGAAACTATCTCCGACGCTACCGGCGATCCGCCGTAGAAGAATCGGATGTACTTGTCGCCGAACTCGCACACATAGGCGATGGAAGTCGAATAAACGAATCGAATAAGACGGATACTGTCGGGACTATTCTTCGCGGTAGCGATGTATTCCGTGCCCGGCCTACGAGTAACGCCGCCGTACACCAACGGCATCATATTGACGAGTTCCCGACAAGACGATGCGTATTTCTCGGTATCCGAGCGCGCGTCAATCTGCGGGGTAGTCAGGCCGCCATTGAAACTTGTTATGCCTATATTCATGTACTTCCGACGTTAATTCGCCGACTTTCGTTCCAAGTAATTCCCGGATTTCGCGTATTTGTTTCGCGGAGATTTATCAGACGCGCCCGCGACGTCGCCATTGCCAATTCCTGCCAGATACTTTGGCGAAGTGCCTGGTCGTTTTTCAACGGCATACACAATTCCAGCGAAAGTTTCAGGACGAGAACCTCTACGAATAGAGAATCGAACTCCGTTGGGTCTGTAACCTTGCGGATATAAATCAGATTCGCTTCATCGTCGTTTGTAAGGAGTCGCTCGCCCTCGATTGCATAAGACGCCGAAGTGTCGTAAAGCGAAACCGCCCGCAAACAATCGGAAGGAAGCAGATAGGCGTGATCCCACTCAAATACCGGAGTAGTTGTATCCTCGGACAAAATTTCTCGCTTAATAGCGAATCCCCACGAATGGGAACGCAATAGGGCGTCTCGCGTCTGTCCGTAGAACATTCTTGCCTGAATCGCCTCGACCGATTGGTCGTTTGTCAAGTCGTTCAACCGTTTCGCGCCCAAACGCGCGAGAGCCATATTTGCCACAACCGTTTCACTCAAAGCCATAATGCGCCCCTTATGGACGGGGAGCGGCGAGTGCCGCCCCCCGTCCAAAAGAAAACCAACTAACCCTTCAACATGAACAACGGGCCATTTCCATCCGCACTGCCGGCGATAACAAATCCAGCGTACTGGGAAGTTACATTGGCCGCTTGTGCATTGGCGGCGTCGATACCAGCCGAAGCCGTATCCAACGAACCGTCGTGCCGCCAGCAAGCACCACGTTGTTTGCCGGTCAGAAGTGCCTGCGGAGCAACCCAGACCGGACCTTCATCCTGAACCCAAAAATACAGGTCGGCTGCCGAAACGGGGACGACCGGAACTCCGGCCTTCGCCAGAGAAACGCTCGCTCCGGTTTGCAGTCCATCATAGGGGTTCTTGTAGGTTTCGCACGCCGACGTACTGGCTACAACTGCAACATCCAACGGTTCGTCCAGTGTAACGTCAAATGCGAGATTGGCGGCAACGGCGGTATTACCAACAATGCAACGGAATTGCACGTTGTTGTTCGTGCCATTGAATATGGTAATGTAACCGCCAACCAGATCATCCGCGCCGAGAATCGCGTGCGTGGCCGCCGGAACCGTTACGGTCCTGGCTCCAACAACGGCTGCCACTCCGAAAGCGGTATAGGCGGTATATCCGGTGCTTGTGAACTCGCAACCTTGGCCGGAAAGACAGGCCGCTGCCGATTTCGCATACTTAAATCCTCTACCATCCGGGGTTCTATATCTCGTACCCAGATGATAGGCTTTAGTGGAACTCGGAGTCGCGTAAGGGTTGACGCGGCCATCCACCTGCCATTTTACCTTCACAGTCCTTGCACTTGGTGTCAATTCAGTACTCATTGTAATTCTCCAAAATCAGTAGTCGTGTCCTACTCCCGTGCGGAACCAATCCGCACGGGGTTGGGGACGTTTAGTTAAGAGAAGGTCGGCGTCGGACTCGTTTTCAGAACGATTTTCGCAACGCCCGCACCCTGCAATCGAATAGCCCCAAGCATCATTTCCGCCCACACCTGAACGGCATAGTTGTAGTCGGGCAGTTGGTCGATACGAGTATCGAGAGTCTTGCCGGTAGTCATCAGAACAGAATCCCGATGGAACGCCCAAGTGTCGATGCACGGATACGCCGCGCTAGAGGCCAACTCTACGGCATTGACCACGAACCGCTCGGTCGGAAGCCAGTGGAACTGGAAACCCAAGTAACTGTTTAGAGAACCATTGACCAACGCCTTGACGGTGTTGTAATCGGAACTCGTAACTTGGGTAGAGGTCAAAAGACTCCACTTCTGGTCCGCGTTTGCCACGATATGCCGGTCGGTCTGCGGTATCGACAAATTGTCGAACTTCAAACCGATATTGGCAATCTTGGTCAGGGTCAGGCCGGTGTAACCCGTTCCCTTTGCCGCTTCCGCACTACCGGCTGTTGCAAACGTACCATCGCTTGCCATTACCGTACATTCGCCGACATCGTAGTAGTTGATCGTCTTGTCGGCATCCTTTCCGGCGGTTACGGCTGCACCGAGACGTTGAAGAATAAGTTCATCCAATGCTCGCTTGCTGGATGCAACACCTGACTTGATGTAATCGCTTTGCGGCGACTTCATCGCTTCAAGCACGTCCAGGTCGTCGATCAGGTCGGGACTCCAAGTCCACGACTTCTGTTTGTTCCACCGTCTCATGTGAGGCAAAGCGGTATGAACGGTCTGTGCCTGGCGAGACCGGTCCCAGTTGCCGGATGTCGTACCAATGAAGTCCCACGACTTCCATTCGGCCTGTTGGGTATCCTTGCGGATAAGACTTTCAAGTTCCGATTCGGTCTGTTGATAAACCTGATTAAAGTTGTCTGAATACTGGCGTCGAAACGCCTCTGTGATTGTTCCTGCTGGAATAGCCATTTGTAGTTCTCCAAAATGTGTTTTAAAAATATCATCTACACGATTCGGAAAACTACCCGCACATACGGATTTTCCTGCCTTTTACGTCGCGTTCGACGTTACGATTTACGCCCGCCGGCGGCAGACCTTTCGGCTATCTACTTCCCTTTTCGGGATACGCCTTTTCGTACATGGACTTCAATTCTTCCGTTATCCGGTCGAACTCCGCCCTGTTATTTCTCTGCATTGAGCCATCGGCATAACCGACTGTGGCGCGCAGAGTCCTGATTTTGTCAAGTATCCCGATATTGCCCGAACTCTCGGCATCGGGATTGATCATCTTGGCCTCGACAAACTTCTTGCCGATACCCGCCAGCAAGTCGGCGAAATAGGGATTGGTGTTGATCGCCTCCTCGATTTTATCCTTATCGTCGGGGTGCATATAATCCCGCAAAAGTAATTGGACTATCGCCTTCTGTTCCTTGTATCGCGGACCATCTTCCGGCCCCCAGCGTTTGATAAACTCCTCAAAGTCGGCGTTTGCCTTTGTCGTTTCGGCCTCTTCGTTCATTTTCTTGAACTCGGTAGCCAGTTCGCCTTCAAACTTCATATAATTGGCAACTGTTTTCTGATTGATACCATTCTCGAAGGCAAACTTTCTGATTCGGTCGATAACAGGTTGAGGATACATCGGTTCGAGTCCTTGCGGAACTTCTATCTTATAATCCTCGGCCTTCTCCGGTCTGCCTCCCGCCTTGTAATATGCGTCCCAGTCCTCTTGTGAAGATTTATCGGTGGGGATAACCACTTTACCCATCCCGATTTTCTTCTGCGCATTTACGAACATCTTCACCGCGCCGGGGAAATCGCTGAATGTATCAAGTGATTTTTCGCCCCGCAGTTCTTCCGGCAATGTCTGTTTCCAGTTTTCTACAAACTTACCGTCGGTATCGAAAATAGAATCGACATCAAAACCAGAGACCGTCTCGTTCGACGCTCCCTGCGTTTCGGCTGTCTGACTTTCGTCAGTTCCCGCAGACGTGATTGTTTCGGTTCCTGTTTCTGGCATTAGATAATCTCCTGTTCTTGTTTTTCGGGTTCCTTCTTATCAAGGTCGGCCTTGATTAAATTTCTTATATAACATACTAACGCACGCCGCGCTTCATCGGCTATGAGACGCGCGGTGTCGATAGGACCGCTAGACGAAATATGAGCGCGTTCAAAATGCACTTTCGTTTCAAGGTCGGCGAGTACCGTCTTTCCCGATTCGCCGCCGAAACAAGTCTTATAGGCGATTGCAAGTTGTCGTTGCTCTGGCGTCATTTTTTCTTAATTGCATGTGCAGGCAATTTCCCTTTGTTATCAAAGTGGTGTTTCTTCATCCACTTGTGTCCAAACCGCCAATTCAAATATGCACGTTGCGCTTGTGATTTTACGGGCATTATTGATTCATCCCTGCCATAACCTGTTCGGCGGCGGAACCTTCTTCGGCCTTTTTAGATGTTTTCGCATAAGCATTACTGGCGACTTCCGCCGCCTGCGCCGCCTGTTGCATCATCGCCGCCTGTTGTCTCGCCTGTCGTTTGGCGGCGATTTCTTCCGCCGATGCAATATCCCCGACATTCACACCACGCGCCTGCGCCCAACGCAGTATCGTATTGTCCCAATTGATATAATCCATAACAGCCAAACTGGGATCAACCTGATTCAATTGCGCTAATACATTGACAAGTCCCTCGGAGCCTTGCGCTTCCTGATTACTCAACGCCAGAGCCAGTGGTCCGATATACTCAATGCCAAGTTGTTTCGCATCGACTTCCACTTCAAGCGATGTTCGGGAACGTCCAGTAACTTTCAACAATTCCGGTGGAGGCAACGGAATCTTGCCGTGCCGGATCATCAACATCGCACAACGCATAATGAGCGGCGTAATCTTTTCGCTCTGCGTGTTCATCACCGGAGCAGCAAGCAAACGCAAACCTTCCTGTCGTCGCTGGTCTATCTCCAGCGCCGTTCGATGCGTACCCTCTAGTCGCGTAATCGGAGTAAATACGCTCTCGTAGAAGTAATCACGAATGACTTTACGCTGCTCCTGTAACGCCTGCCAAACAACTTGAAGTTCGCCAGTGGCGGAAAGATTTATCGGACGAATACTATCCATCTGTAAAACTCGGTTTGACGAACCTGGTATCAAATTTGGTTCGCCCTCGAAAGAATCGAGAACTTCCAACGGAGGTACGCCTTTTTTGTTACAAATATCTATGAAGTCTTTTGCGATTTTCTGTAACAATCGTAAGTCGGCCAGATAGTCGGTTCCAGGACCACGCCCATACTTCTCTGTCGCGCCCTTCTCCCATCGTCCAACATGGTACGGAAATTCCTTATAACCATGTTCAGCAACAACCGTTTTCGCTTTTTCGTCCACATCGACACACTCGAACGGCATGTTCTGATTATCTCTATATAATGGATTGCGTTCGGTTCGTGGACGAACTATTCGTACAAAATTGTAGGGTCTGCTTTCGGTCTCAAATTTCTCAACGTCTTTTCGTATTTCTTCTGAACAGGCATTGTCAAACTCCTGAACCGCCTGCCGCGCGGTAAGAATATAAGACAGAATCACAGTATCGACATCACCATGACTATTTTCTTTTATACAGTACGTCGAAATCGCATGGTCTTTGAAATTCAATTGGTCGCCGATCAAGTCCCATTCCGAATATAGACAACTCGTTCCGAATACCACAAGAGAACGGAACGACTGAATTAAGTGTAGGATGATATTGGAAGCATACAGTCCTATATGCAGAAGTTCCGTCGCGCCCCATAACCAACGTCGTATTTCGTCATTTTCGGAAAATGCCGGATTGATTGCTTTCAGACCGAAGAATCGTTGGCCCGTGGTGATATTCAACGATGCGGCAAGACCACTCGCCATAAGTTTCGACGCCTCTACGCCGGTAGAGTCGATTCTTTTCAGGGACTTGTCCTCGCCAGGAGCGGTCTTACTAATAATTTGATCCTCGCGCGGATAACATAGGTCGGCGGCATCCTGCCATTGCGGAAACCAAACCATCTGTTTTGACCGTTCCCTATTGCGAAGGTCGATTATTTGCACGGCTCTATCATCCATTGTTTATCCACCAAGCAATTTCTTTTTGCCAGTTGTTACTGGCGAAAGACTTCCAGTTACCAAAGTCTTTGCGAACCCGGAACGCGCTTTTGCCTGCTTCATCGCCCAATCTTCCGTGTCCGGCCCTACTTGGGGAATTGCCGGAGGAGCCACAAGCGGCGGGGCTTTGACGGCCTTTGTTTTTGGGAACATGAAACTCATATTCTCTCCTACACCAATGCGTAATCGTTTTTTGCAATCTTGCTTCGATTCTGCGAACCGCCAGAGCGGGCAAGTCTAGCGCCCGACGCCGCTAAAATAAAATAGTTTAACGCATTGCGGTAATGCTCATCACCAGACTTCCGGTAACGGTAGATGGACGTTCCGGTTTTCTTGTTAGTTTCGAGAATCTTCGCGGTAGCGCAACACTGTTGGGCAAACTCTTTGACTTCGGGACATTCGCGCGGTATCCTGATATTCATCGAACTAATCAACCGATGTGTAGTATCGAATATCTCCGTCCGGTTGGCCTTTACGATACCCGTATGGTCGTTATAAGTTACGCCAAGCGTGGTATTCTCGGAATACTCACACAAGAAGATTCTGTACGGTTCCGACTTCTGAAACTTCCTTGCCGAGTCTTCGTAAGGTCGAATATCCACTACCGCCGACTTCACATGAAACCGATTTGCAATATCGTGAATATCCTCAAAGTTACTCAATCGAATAACTTTTAGAATCTCATATCTATCTGCCGCCGTCCTGATACCGATAACGACGTGCATAATCTTGCCGACATCGACGCCCATTGCACATGGACCGATATGACTTGTTGGCATTACGTTCTGGCCGCAACAGTCCAAGACGACCTTTGAAGTCAACTGGTCTTCAGCGGCGACATAAGGCAACCCCAATTCCAAACGATAAACGTCGCCGATATTGCCCTGCGGTGGTTCGTTGAAGTGATCCAGTATCTCCGCCGGATCGTGTACTATTGACGACAACTGCGATAACTGTACACCCTCCATGTAGGCGGTGTTTTCCGGTTTGGCCGGAACCCATTCCTGCTTTGCGACGCGGGCGGATGGGCCAACGTCTTTGCCGCACTTCGGGCAACCAATAAACCCCGTGCCGTCCTGGCGAACCTTCACGCATTCGGGGAATGTCAATTCCGCACAAACCCACTCACCACAGGAACACCGCCTAAACCAATGTCGCTGGTCAGACAGTTGGTACAACTTGGCGATACCTCTATCGGGGGCGGACGGATTACCTAAAAAGTTCTCACTCGCTATGGTCGAATTTCCCATTCGACCTTTGGCCTTTGCGATAGCGTCCTCGTCCATATAGTCCACTTCGTCGTAGTCCACATGATCGACGGAAATACCTACCAGTTGTACAGAACCTTTATCGCTCTCGCCTTCACCGATTTTCTGCGAAAGTCGCGCACCACGAAGGTACAGAAAAGCATCGTGAATCTTTTTCAGTGAAGCGGTGTCCGTGCCTTTTCCGCCGGTCTTCACCCATCGTCCAATTACTTCTTTGTTGGCGGTGAGTAACGGGCCGAACTTCGCCTTACTGAACTCCTGCATATTGTCCGTAGTAGGGAATAAGTACAACGCACCCTGCGGATATTTGCCATAAATTAATCCGTGTAGTGTACTCAACATCGCCATCGTGCTGAAACCCAACTGGGTAGCCTTCATACAACATTTACGTTTTGCTGTCGATTGCATCGGCCCAATCTGATACTCGCGGTCTTTGAACGAAAACTTCACGCCACCGAGTTTTATCTCGTATAGATTCGACCAGTAGGCCGGGTCAATAGCCGCTATGTCAGCCGGAGGCATCATAAATTACAGTACCATCCACTCACAAACCACATTCCGCCCGCCATGAATCCTACTTCGGCGGTGGAGTCGCCAGTAGTTTCGCGTCCTTCTTCTTCGACCACCACGCCGCAAGTAACTGGCAAGCCACGCCTGCGATGAAGGCTCCGACGGGTGTTGCCGCGTCCTTTAGTCCGGTTACCGTATCGTCCGCGACGGTGATCCCCTTCGTCGCCATGAACTCCAACATGAACCCGATTGCCCATAGTACACCCCTCGCAACGGTTCCCGATAACGCCTTAG